TCGCATACCGCGAGTTGATGATGGGCGACATCCTGCTGGCTGGGGCGCACTTTGCCTATGTCAGCCGGGACTTTGCTGGGCGGCCTGTGGCGCTGACCCGGCTAAACCCGCGCACGGTGTTCATCACCGACTTCTTCGACAGGTCCGAGGGGATCACGCTGTTCTATGACGCCACCCCGCCGGACGGATCGCGCGAGCGGTTCCCGGCGCGGGACATCTGGCATGTCGCGGGTTTCAGCCGGGACGGGATCATCGGGCTAAACCCGATTGATTACGCTCGTGACGCGCTGGGCGGGGCTCTTGCAACCAGCCGCCATGCGTCGGCTTTCTGGTCGCGCGGCGGCAAGGTTGACACGGTGCTGCAGACGAAGGCGCGGATCAGCCCTGAGGACAAAGCGCGGATGCGGGCCGATTGGGAAGCGGTGCAGAATGGTCCTAACGGCAGCCGCACGGCGGTTCTGGATCAGGACTTGACCGTTCAGTTTCTGACGCACGACCACCAGAAGTCGCAGTTCAACGAGACGCGCGGGTTCCAGGTTGTCGATCTTGCGCGCATTTGGGGCGTGCCGCCGCACCTGATCTTTGACCTGACGCGGGCGACCTTTGGGAACATAGAACAGCAGTCGCTGGAATTCGTGATCTATCACCTCGGCCCGCATTTCGCGCGGATCGAGCAGGCGGCAACTCGGCAATTCGCGGAGCCGGGGCATTTCTTCGAGCATCTGACGGACGCGCTGGTGCGGGGCGATCTGAAATCGCGGATGGAAGCCTATTGGCAGCAGCGCCAAATGGGCATGGTAAACGCCAACGAGTTGCGCCGCCGCGAGAACATGACCGATCTGCCGGGCGATGCAGGCACGGAATACTGGCGCCCCGGAAACATGGGGATCGCAGGACAGCCCGCGCCGGGCGCAGCGCCGGAACCGGCGCAAGGAGACTGACATGCAGCACGAACTTTCGGCGGTGCTGGCGGCCATTCGCTGCCAGCCCTGGGCGATAATGCCCGACTATCTGGCGGCTATCGAAGCAATCGCCGCGCGCGCGATGGATGCGCCGGTGCTGGCGCTGGTCGAGAGCGACGGGCACAAGCAGCGGCTGGCCGAGATGCGCGCGGTTGCCGCAGTCGGCATCCCGCTGGAAGGCGCGATGATGACTACGGTTCGGGACGGCACGGCGGTTGTGCCGGTGCTGGGGCCGATCTTTCCGCGCGCCACGCTGATCAATTCATCGGCGGGCGGGACTGCGCTGGACGCCATCATGCGCGATTTCCGGGTGGCACAGGCAGCGCCTGCGGTTGAGCGGGTGGTGATGCTGTTCGACAGCCCCGGCGGCGTGGTTTCCGGGCTGGGTGAGGCGGCCGAAAACATCCGCAACGCGCGCAAGCCGGTCACGGCGTTCGTCACCGGCTACGCGGCCAGCGCGGCCTACTGGCTGGCGTCTCAGGCGAGTGAGATTGTGATGGAGCGGGCCGCTCAGGTGGGCAGCATCGGCGTGATTGCCAGCATGAGCCGCCAGGAAGCTCCGGGATCGGACGGCCGCCGCAGTTACGAGGTCGTCAGCAGCAACGCCCCGAACAAGGTTCCTGACCCGTCCACCGAGGACGGCCGCGCGGTTATCCAGGAACAGGTTGACGCCATCGAGGCGGTTTTCATCGCGGACGTTGCGCGGGGTCGCGGCGTTCCGGTGAGCGTTGTTCGGTCGGAGTTCGGCCGTGGCAGCATGGTCACGGCACGGTCTGCGGTTGAGCGCGGCATGGCAACGAGGATTGGCACGCTTGACGGCGTGTTGCGCGAATCCCGGCGCACCGGGGGAACGAGTGGCGGCAAGCGTGCGATGCTTTCTGCCCAGATTGAAACGCGGCGTCGGGCCGCAGAATGGAGCTAACGATGGACCGGATTACGGCCCTCAAGGCCCGCCGCGCGGGCTACATCGAGCAGATGGAGGCGCTGGTCGCGTCCGTCGATGACGAGGCGGGGATGACCGCCGAACAGCAGGCGGAGTTCGACCGGCTCAAAGCGGCGGATGACAAGGCCGCTGCCGATCTTGCGGCCGCCGAGGATATCGAGCGCCGCAAGGCCGCGATGGCGCGCCCGGCTGCTCCGCTGCCGATGCCGGCCCCGGCGGCGTCGGTTCCGGCCCAGCCTGCGGAAAAGGGCCTGCGGTTTGCCCGCATGACCCGCGCTCTGGCGGCTGGCGGGGGCATTCCCTACGTCGCGGCGCAGATCGCCGAAAGCTGGGGTGACAGCGGCCTGTTTGCTTCGCAGAACATGGGCAGCGGCGCGGCTGGCGGTTTCCTCGTTCCTGAGGATGTCTCGGCCGAGATCATCGAATTGCTTCGCCCGCAGTCGGTCATCATGCGCGGGGGTCCTATCGTGGTCCCGATGCCGAACGGCAACCTGACGATGAACCGCCAGGCAACCGGCGCAAGCTTTGCCTATATCGGCGAGCAGCAGGACATCGGGGCCACCGGGATCAGCGTCGGTCAGGTGAAGCTGTCGGCCAAGAAGCTGACGGGCATCGTGCCGGTGTCGAACGACCTGCTGCGGTCCGCGTCTGTTGCCGTCGACCGGCTGTTGCGCGACGACATCGTGGCAGATGCGGCGCAGGTGACGGACCGGTTCTTCCTGCGGGGCCCCGGCACCGACTTCGCGCCCCTGGGCCTGCGCTGGCAGCACATCGGCACGCCCTTTGCGGCGACCCACGTGCTGACCGCGAACGGCACGGTGAACCTGGGCAACGTGACGAACGACCTGGGCCGGATGGAACTGGCGCTGGCCAATGCCAACGTGGATTTCACGGCAGCCCACTGGGTGATGTCGCCGCGGTCGGCGATGTACCTGATGAACGCCCGCGACGCGAACGGCAACATCGCCTTCCCGGAAATGGCCGGCGGCCAGCTGCGGCGGAAGCCCTATCACGTCACGACCGAGATCCCTGACAACCTGTCGGGCAGCCAGTCGGAGATCCTGCTGGTGGCGCCGCAGCATGTGCTGGTCGGCGAGCATCTTGGCATCAACATCGCGATGTCGACCGAAGCCGCCTACCGCGATGCCGCGAACAACCTGCAGGCCGCGTTCAGCCGGGACGAGACGCTGATGCGGATGATCCTGATGCACGACATCGGCCTGCGGCACCTGCCGGCCGTTGCGGTGCTGACCGCCGTCACCTGGGCGTCGTAAGCGGACCCATCGCCTGATCCGGGGCCGCCGCGGGGCGGCCCCTTCACCTTTAGCGGGGCGTGACCCCAGGAGACAGAGACATGACCACCGCAATCCGCAGCATCGGCGACGAGATCGCCGTCCGCCGGTCCGCCGCCAACACCGCCGTCACGGCGGGGGGCGGCGGCGACAACACCGCCGTCACCGGCGTGATCATCGACCGGGCCGAGCTCGGCTATCCGCAGTCGGCCGTGCTGGCCATTCCCTTCACCGCCACGCTGGCGGCCGCTGCGACGCTGTCGCTGGCCTATACCGTGCAGGAAGGCAATGCGGCGAACCTGAGCGACGCGGCCACGCTGGCCACCGCGACGGCGGCCGTCGTGGCGACCGGCCCGGTCGGCGGCGGCACCGTGACCGGCACCTTCGAGGTCAACCTGTCGCTGGCCGGCGCGGGCCGCTATGTGCGCGCCAACTTCACCCCCGACCTGAGCGCTGCCAACACCGACACGGCCGGCCTGTCGGCGGTCCTCGTCTTCGGCGGCAGCAACCGCCTTCCGGTGTAAGCCATGAAGATCGTGGTGATGACGAAGACCTATCAGAGCCTGCAGCCCGGTGAGGCGGCGGGCTTTGACGAGGCGCTGGCCGACCAGCTGATCGCGCAGGGCCTTGCCGTCAGCGAGGCCGACTGGGAGGCCGAGGCTGAAGCGGCGGACGAAGCCGAGGCTGAAGCGGCGGATGAAGCCGAGGCGGAAGCCGAGGCGAAGGCCAAAGCGGACGCCAAGGGCAAGCGCTGATCCATCGCCATGCATCTGACCGTGTTCACCCCGCCGACGCTGGCCATCGTGAGCCTGCCGGAGGTCAAGGAACAGGCGCGGGTGGTGGATGGCGATGACGACGCGCTGCTGACCGGCCTGCGTGATGCGGCGGTGCAGTGGATGGACGGCTGGTCGGGGGTGCTGGGGCGGGCGCTGGCAACACAGACCTGGGACATGCACCTGCCGTGGTTTCCGGAAGGCGCCATCGTCCTGCCGCTGGGGCCGGTCGCGTCGGTGGTGTCGATCGTCTACCGCAACGCGGCCGGAGCCGAGGTGACGGTGGACCCGCTGACCTATCGCGTGGCGATCGCGGGCGGGCACGGCACGGTCACGCCGGTCGCCTCCTGGCCCGCGGCGGGGGACTTCGCGGACGCGGTGCGGGTGCGGTGGATCTGCGGACAGGCCGTCGCGGATATCCCGCATCCGATCCGGCTGGCGGCGCGGGTGCTGGCGGCGCACTGGTATGACCAGCGCGGTGCGGACGGGGATGTGCCCGACGTGGTCTGGTCGCTGATCGCGCCCTACC